GTATAGCATACTCTTAGGGTAGAGTCTACTGTCCCCTTTTGGTGACAGGGTTTTGGGGTGTTTGTAATGTTGTAGTTGTTTGTGTTCTTTTCTATATATATTTTTTATATATATAAAGAAGAGAACCCCACACCCACCACCATGTAAAACTTACACCCTACCCATTGGGTAAGAATCTGGCATAGGGATATGGTCAGGCATTTTTTGCAGATTCCCTAGGGAAAACGCAGAAAATGCCTGTTTTGATAGCCCTAAACTAGCCCGAAGGAGAGCATAACATAGTCAAAGAATGACCAGAAATACTCTTTCGCTTTTGGGCGAAACACACTAAACTTGTAGATTTGATTCAATGCTGGAGAATGAGAAGCTAAATCCTAGTGTCTATCGTTCATTTCCAGATTGACTTCTCGAAACAAGACTTCAAGCAATTTCTTCCTGAAATCTGTATCCTTTGTGTTGAAGACGTTGGTTCTCAATCCAATGAGTTTGGGAACGATTGCCAGAACGTCATTGTAATTGATTCCAGAGACCTTCTGATAGCAACGAATACGAAAGACAACCTTGTCAATGTTCTCGGTAGTAATCTCACCGATGTCAATGACCATAGTTGTCCAAATCATTGCTTCAATGGCAGTCCAATTCTCTTTCTGCCATTCTTTGTCTAGCTTACACTCCGTAATGTCCCAAGTTAGTGCCATACAGACCCTTTCTTTACTAATCTGTCCAGCACTGAATGAAACCTACAAGTCTAATTGTTTGTGTGCTTTACTGGTAGCCTGAAAAGAACCCTAATTAGAACTTGGGTTCGTTGTCGTAATCGAAGTGTTCCGAAATGGACATCGAAGGATAGCTTTTGTCCATCGCAGTTGAGATGTCATTACGAAGGTGAATGAGACGATTCTCAGCGTCAGACAATTGCTCTCTGAGCTTGTTGTTCTCCTTCTGCAACGATTCAATCTTGGCTTTCTGACTCTCCGATTCATAGTTCGGAGGCTGAATAACCATGATTGCTTCCACCAAGTCTTTCGCTTCCTTCAAACCAATGTCAACCTTGGCAACAGTGTAAGTCTTTGTGCCATAGTGAACGGTTTCAACTGTCTGTGTTGTGACAACCACAGGAAGGTCACGAATAACCTTGATTGCATCGATTTTGTGAGTAGGCATCTTCATAGTAGCACTAACCTTTCTAGGCTACCAATGAAGCACACAAACTGTTTGTGGATTTGATAAGTGGGCCAAAGTTGAATTACTTCTTGTCTTTCCAGAAGTCTTTCTGGTTGTCCAGTGACTTCTGAAGTTCGCAGGCTTTGCAAATGCGGTCTGTTTTGGGATTGCAGACCACATACATTCCATTGGGATTGTCTACATGCTTAACGCAGTAGTAATTCCCATCCCAATCTACCCAACCAACGATAACATCGTAGTCAGGCATTAGGATTGTCCTTCCTGAAACACAGAGAATGACTCGATGTCATTGACTTTGACATACTCAGGAAGTTTCTTGTCACCCTCGAAATAGATAATCAATTCGGGATGATAGATGTTGTCGGAAGGGTGTGGATAAGTGCTTATTCCACGAACCTTAGCGATTTGGCTTTGAGAGCCATTCTTGAAGTTAAGATGGAGAACCATACAGAACAGACCTTTCTGGCCCACCAACCAAATCCACAAACATAACAATCTATTGGTAAAGGCCGGTTTACAGTTCGTTTAACCCTCACTCTGTAAATCGCCTCATGAGCAGAGTATTTGTTCTTGTTTAAGGAACGGCACCTTTACCAGTAAGACATTGCCTTGTGAAGTTCTTAAGTAGTTCTGAAGGCTGATTGATTAGTTAGAGAACCGGAAGCGGTTCGTAAACTTCGTTTTCGTAGCCTTTGCCATTGTTTGCGACACGCTCTTGCAGACGAGCCATGTCACGGTTCAAGGCATTGTGAAAGCGAATGGCCTTCGTGTGGATAGCTGCCATTTGAAGCGCCTCACTGAATGTGAAACCATCCAGTTTGATGCTCATCAAAGCAGCCCAATTGTCTGTGCGGATTGCATCCTGAAAGTCACAGAGCTTAACCATCTTGATGTCCATAGTAACTCCTGTTTGGTGTTTAGCCATTCAGAACTACCAAAGAACCTCACAAGGTTTTGTCTTACCTAGACTGCGGAGATTAGATGCTCAATAGGTGGGCCGAGTGAAAGGGTTACGAAGCGATGCCGTTCTTAATGTTGATTACCCAAACGTTACGCAAAGACTGGTTGCGAACCTGAACGGTGCCGTCTGCAAGGTCACGAACCGAGCAGTAACCAGAACCATTGTAGGTATTCATCATGAAGTCTTTGCCAGCGTTCAGGTCAGTGACTACAGACAAGCGATTCTTGTAGTCTCGACCGTAAGCGGGGGAAAGTGTTCCACCAGAGAGTTTCTGAGTAGTCTGAGTAGTGTTTGCCATGATTAATTCCAATCTGGCCCACCTACTGAACACCTAATCTCCAAGGATTGTGGACTCGTTTGAGTCTACTGAGCAGGGTTAACTAGCGGTTGCCGATTGCGTCTGCGATTGTCTGGTTGACAACCCCAGTGTCGGGAAGCGAAACAACTGCCGGGATGACTTCGGCAGGAGTGTTGACTACGACAGGCTGAATGACTTCTCCGGCAGACTTCAGCGAAGCCTTCCAAAGACCGTCGGCCTTCAGCTTGTTGATGTGAACGGACAAGCGATTGCAGAAGGAGTCCAGCGTTTCGGCAGGGAAACCGATTGCCTTCTGTCCTTCGTTGCTCGTGTGGAACGCCGTGGCAAGAGTGATTGCACGGTCTTCCGTTTCCGCGTAATCGTTATCGAACAGGAACGAAGCCACTTCCTTGACTTCGATGTTCTCCTTGATTACGGCAGAACGCTCGACTTCCAGCCCGCCTCTGACGAAAGACTCTTTCATCATTGACTGGTTGAAATTGAAGACCTGTTCCATACTGTCAACCACTTCCTTGAAGGAAACGGAAGCCAGATGGTCAAAGGTGAAACGAACAGCAACACCGTTGACGAGAACCGGAACGGCAATCGTCTTGATTGTTACTGTTCCCTTTGCCGCCTTGCCTTTGCGGGGAACCTGCACTGTGTGAATGGTAAGAGCCATTGAACTACCTCAGAGAGTTAGCCCAGTAGACTCGAAAGAATCCACAATCCTTTAACTCACGCGATTCTCGATGTCTAGCCGTTTGCTATTCTTAGGCTGGCAGAGTTACCGGACACGATACGCTTGGGAAGCGTTCGTTCTACCGGCAACCGTAGCCATTCAATAGGTGTTGGGAACACCAACCACCAAGTGATAGCAGGGACGCTAGGCTGTCGAGCCGTCACGTGAGCCGTATTCAGTTGTCAAAGAACTAAGGCTTCGAGGTTCAGCACCAACCATGTAACGGGTGCCTGTCACTCTAACCAGCACTAATCAGTAGTGCCCACTGTCTTAACGAACGAGTCTTACAATTGATTAGACGCTAAAGAGAAGGAAAGGTTCCCGGCCTGCGCGTGTGAGAATCCAACCCCAACAATACCCACCCCCCACACCCCGATTTACTTTTGGTTCCATTTGCTCCGCAAATCGGAAAGGTAGCTACTGAGTGTCTTTGTCACAAAAATAAGTACCTAAACAAAAATAAGGATTGTTAGTTGAATCACTAAAAATAAAAAAATCAAAAAGTTTAGGACGTCCCAGTTTGGGGACAAACCTAGGACAGCAATTTCCTGCAAAATCCCTAGGAAAAACGGCTTGTACTCCTGTACATAATGTGGTAAGGTAGTCCTCGGCACGGAAGTATGTCAATGTATATTACAAGAGAAGAATTAGAAGCTCGGTTAAAGAAAACCGAATTACACATTGAACAACGTACTAGAAAGCCAAGATTAAAAGAAGAACGATTAACACAAGACGAACGTACCCTCATTGGAATCCTCGATTCAGTAGATACCCAAAAGAATATAGCTGATTTAATGGGAGTGTCACAGACGACAGTCTCTAATAATAGTCGAGGTCTAATTGGTGTTGCAACCGGAGTTAATCAAGAACTAAAGGAAAGAGTTAAAGCTGGAAAAGAAGAAATAGCTGAAGAAAGATTAGAACACGAAAAGAAGATTCAGGAACAATTAATCACTAACTTAGCTGCCGCTCTTGGTCATGTTGCTAATAACATGAGTAATACCGATGCGAGCGAAGCCTCTAAGATTGCCGTCGATATGTCTAAGATTCTTGATCGAGTTTCCTCCCCTGGAAAAGAATCAAAAGGCAATCGAACGGCAATTATCATTAATGTTCCTGCAATGAAGGAAGAGAAGCACTATCAAACAATCGACGTGTGAGGAGAAACAAATGCCTTTAGCAATGATTACGTTTTTGGATGGTCGTGGTAATCCAGTTGATCCAGGTTATGGTCAAGAAGTACCTGTAGGTGGATGGGGCGGAAGGCCAGATAACTCTTTACCGGGTTATGGAAGGCCAGACAATTCATTACCTAGACCATTACCGCCCGGTTCGATTGGAACACTTCCCGTTTTTCCATTCGATCCAACGATTGACAATTCTCTTCCAACTCCTCCAGCAACAGTAACTCCTCCCATTCAACTACATCCCGGTCTTAAGTTAGTAGTGAAGTGGGTGGCTTGTTTAGGATTCGTTGCTGTTCCCGATCAAGAACTTCCAGAGCACGCACAACCAAAGTAGGGCAAAATGCCAAGTGGATACAATCCAGAAGAAACGTCTAGAGATTGGGAAACGCTCCAACAGGATACGGATTCCAAAACTCAACGTCTACGTATTAAAGGTGGCTGGCTCTACCGTACTGTAACAACAGCTTCACAGCACGTAGCTTTAGCGTTTGTTTCAGTTCATGACGAGAGCATCGATGACTAGAGTCTTAAAGGTGGCCAATGAGAGTATGTCTAGCACTATGCCTACTCCTAATAACAGCATGTGATAGAGAAATAACTATCAATCTACCAACAGAACCTACTCAAAAAGAAGAACCGAAAGTAATTACTAGCAAGATAGAGTTTAGGGTTGTTGGTAATGCTTCTTCTGTTAGGATTAGGTATAGTACTCCGGCTGATGGATTGATACAGACAGTAACCTCTTTACCATTCTTTGCAGCATTTAACACGACTGAGAGCTTACTGTTCTTATCATTAGACGTAACACCATTAGCATATCCATTGTCAGTGACGTTACCTTTCCTATCAGCGCAAGTGTTTGTTAACGGTAATCTGTTCCGAGAAGCAACTAGTAGTGATTTCTTCTCAACTACCTTATCGGTGACTGGCACATGGAGAAGATAGGAGATTGGGAAATATCTACCCTTAAAGTAGAGGGAGATGTTAATACTGGTAGAGGCCAGCAGTTTACATTTTGTTTTTATAGTGTGAAGACTAATAGAAAGTTTCCTCGTATTATTTCTTTTTTAGAGCCGTACGAACACGGATTTCTCATTGAGATTTTAACAAGTGAAACTAAATCACTTGATCGTGTCTTAGAGTTAGAAAAAGAGCCAACCTGTCTTTAAGGAGATTGAACAATGGCGACTGAAAAGACCTACGGACCAGAGAAACCAGCTACGTTACCTGTTGTTCCTCCAACAGATAAAGAAAGAGCAGAACAGTTAGCAAGGCAGAAAGATCCTGTTCCTACTCCTACTGGATTACCAAAGACTCCACGAGAAGCATTAGAACGTGAACGACTTCTCCATCCAGTTGTTGCTGTAGCTGCTCATCTTCCAACTGACTTTGATGAACCTTTCAAGGTTGCAGAGCCGAGAGAATTAACTCCGGCTGAACAAGAAACAAAGAAACAGAAGGATGAACTAGTCAAACAGATTAGTGAAATACTTGGTAAGTTTGACCATCGAGAGTCAAACATTCCTGCTAATCACGAATACTGGGCTTTGGTTGCCAAATTCAGAGCACTCTAATGATAGCAAAGCTAATAGGTCAGCCGGGTACCTACAGAGGTATCAATACTGACCACGCAGTTAGTGTCGTTGGTAGAGATGTAACTATTGCTCAACCTCCAGAAGAATCGGGAGATAGGATTTGGGTATTGGATGCAATTCAATACTCATTTGCTATGGAGGAAGGTGCAGTAGCAACAGCCGCGCCGGTTAGAAGTAGACTAACAGTTAGACTGGATGACAAGATTAAATGGGATGCAGACATTCCAGACTTTACTGGAGTTCTGAATCTCTATATTCCTAGTCAAACAGATAAGACTATTAGTGTTACTTTACAGGCAGCCGGTCCGAATTACGTTGGTAAGTTAAATGTCCAATGGCATTTGGAGCCTGCTCAGTGATTAGTCGCACTGGCGGCACGGCGCAGCCGGGCAAACGGGCGCAGCAAGTAGCGGGTGGAGCTTCACGTTCACCAGCACGCTCTTGATCTTGTTATGGCTAAAAGAAAACAAGGTCCAACTTATGCAAGGGAGAAGAAAGCTGAACCATTAAAAGGTTTAGGAAAGGATATTAACTTACCTATTGAAACAATTGTTCCTAAAACCCATCCTTCTGACGTAGAAGAAGGAATGATAGAAAAGGTTATTAAGAAGTCTGCTAGGGCACGAGGAGCATATCTAGATGAAGATGAGCCATACTTAGAACAATATCTTCATCCAGATAAAGATATATTACAAGTACAACCAGACAGACCTACTATTGGTAAGCCGGATGATTTACCCCATAGAAAACTGCATGTTCTTCCAGCCTCAAGATATGATGATGAATTATATAATGTAGAAGGATTAGGGCATTTTAAATATGATAAGACTAATCCTAAGTATGATAGCGTTTATGACATTTGGGATTTTGATACTAAGAGTGAATTGACTGATCAGAGGAAACCAGAGATACTTCCTAGCCTTGCTAATATTGAAAGCTGGATTGCTAAAGAAGCTATGAAGCGAGCTGGTAAACCATATACAGTTTATGAGAGAGTTCCTAAAGGTACTGACCAACGTAAATGGAAGACTGGTAAGTAATGCTTACTCAGAAGATTGAAGTTCAATCGGTAGTTGAACGGGAGTTTACTCCCACAAAGAAGCAAAATGACTTTATCGCAATTCCTTGGTCTGTTAAGGAAGCATTGTACGGTGGTGCTGCTGGAGCCGGAAAGACAGAACTCATTATATGGCTGCCTCTTATCTATCAGTTCCATGAACATCCTTTGTACAAGGGAATCATATTACGTCGTAATCTCAAACAATTAGAAACAGAATTAATATCTCGTTCTAAAGAAATATATCCATCATTAGGCGGAGTTTTTAATGATACCAAAAAGAAGTGGACTTTCCCCTCAGGAGCGGTTCAATATTTTGGCGGAGCGGATAAAGAAGATGATATTAGAAAGTTCGACTCCGACCAGTATAACCTCATTTCATATGATGAAGCAACACATTTTACAGAATTCCAGTATTCATATCTCGTTATGTCCCGGCTCCGTTCTAGATGTGCGGATCTTCCTGCCATTGCAAGGAGCGGAACCAATCCTGGAAATGTTGGTCATGCATACTTTAAGAAGAGATTCGTTAAGCCTTGGAAAGAAGGCTACAGACTCTTAATAGATTCTATTACCGGACTGAAAAGGATATTCATTCCGGCAAGGATTCAAGACAATCCTACACTATTAGCAAACAATCCAGAGTACATCCAACAGTTGATGTCTCTGAGTGAAGCAGAAAAGAAAGCTAAACTCTACGGTGATTGGGATACATATGAAGGACAAGTCTTTAATGAATTTAGACTTGAACCATTATCTGATGAGCCGGATAATGCCAGGCACGTCATTGAACCATTTAATATTCCAAGCTGGTGGCCCCGTTTCATTGCGATTGATTGGGGATACGCTGCTTATACAGTCATCTACTGGGCTGCTCTGTCTCCCAATGGACGAGTCTTTGTTTACCGAGAGTATGCTTTCAAAGGTAAAAAAGTCGTTGACTATCTCACAGATCTCATAAACTTAACCCAGCCGGAGGAACGAGAGATACTTGCTAAGGTTAAGATTTGTCATTCAGCCGACCAGAACAAAGGTGAACCATCAACAATATATGATCAACTCCAGAAGTCTTTACGCAAAGCGGAATTCAAATGTGGCATTGAACTTGGAGAAAGAAATAGAATTAATGGTAAGCTGGCTTTACATGAATACCTCCGGTGGACGCCTAAGGACTCAGTGGCTAAAATATATGGAGGAGATTTCGACAAAGAATATGCAGACAAAGTATATAGACTCTACGGTCAAACAGCTTATGTAGAATATGTAAAGCTATTTGAGCAAGAGAAGGATGAAAAGAATTTACCTAAGCTTCAAATATTTGATACTTGTCCCATGTTAGTAGAAACGATTCCGGCTTGCGTATACGCTGACTCTCCAGAAGAAGGAAAGAAAGCGGAGGACGTAAAGGAGTTTGACGGTGACGACCCTTACGACTGTATACGAATCCTCCTCACCGGAATCAGGGAATACCAAGTTCAAAATGCCAAGCAATTTGAGCATGATGCAAAGACTCAAGAAGCTATTAATCAACTTTCTCAAGGCGATCAAACAGCTTTTTACCGTAAGATGGAGTTCCTCGAATCAAAGAAAGAAGCAAGAAGCGGAACAACTTTCCGTCGTCGTGGCTTTAGAAGGTACCATTAAATCGAAAGACGAGTTCATTGTTTACTTGCAAGATGAGGTAGCTGAACTTAAAGCTATTCTACGTGACGAGAAGCCGGAACGTATCAGAAAAGAAGTAGAGTTTAAAAGTGCAAGAGGCTATAAGTCAATTCATGCAAGAGTAAGAGAACAAGCATTAGCTAACAAGGTCAAACACGAAGCATTAGAGATTGACGTAGAATGATACCTGACGGCACTGAAACACCGCCTCCGGCTGAAGATTTAGAAAAGCCGAAGCAAGCAACAGCAGTACCTGAGGAGTGGAAAGGATTACTAACCACTCTATTGAGCAGGTGTGTCCTTGAAGATGAAGCCGTCCACTATGCATGGGTTAGAAAAGCAAAGCGTTTGGAATTATACTTCAATAACATTGTCACTCTCTTCTGGGATAACTTACAGAATGATTGGAGTATTCCAAACTGGGACGAAAAAGAGAGTGAGGGAATTCCTCCTCGCATAATT